TATGAATTTTGGTTTTCTTCCAATTACAATTATCTTGACAAGAAGTTGATTGAATACATGGCAAACCCTGAACGGATGCAAGAACTTCTCCGAATTCAAGCGATGTATGCCAATAAAGATGTTCCATTCGAAATCAAACATTTTGAGATTTATCAATTTCTGGTAACTGATTTGAATTGCACAACTCCTGAGCAAAAGATGCTTGTCTTCATACAAATTCTTTCCTCCAAATGTTTTTACTTCAGCAGAAAAAGTTTAGGAAGAAAGTGGAAACGATGCATCAGAAAACGCGCATTTCTGTATGAATTACTTAGTAGATGCAGAGATGATATCAAAATTCAATCTTTCTTTTTCAAAATGATGGTTGAGCTGATTAATAATCAGCAAAATCTGATTCAAGAAATCCAGAGATTTGATGAAAATACATTGAGAATGTGGGATGCGATATATGTTGGATTTGACCTGATGTCAAAGCTTTTTTCAATCGGCGAGATTCCAACTGAAATTGTTTGCAAAGATGTTCAACATCAATTGTGCGATTCCGCATTAATTCTTTGTTATTTGGTTTCACAGGATTCTCTAGTGGGATACAAAGTGTTTCGAAAGTTTTACCCAATTCAGACGATGTACCCAAAATTTCGGAACTTTTTGATTGGTAAAGGTACTTTTCTCTTTTTTCTGGTTCGACGCTTATTTTATCTAAATGACCAAAACACACTACGTAGAATCCCAAAACCATTCGTTGCAAAATTGATGATGACAAAGGGTTTTTTACCAGAAATTGACCGTTCCATTCCCAGTATCAAGCATTTTTTGAGTATTCCATAAGAAACTAGGACAAATAATATTATAAATATCTAATATATTAATTAATGGATGATGAAGAATATGAAGATAATAATATCCCATCTGAAATTAGAATGAATGAAGAATCTAAAAATATATTAGCACCATATGCGAGTTTTTTAAAATCATTTAGTATTGTAATAATTTTTTTCTTAATAATGTCTTATATTTCTAATAAATATATTCCAGGGCTTTTTATGAATTATATTCCAATGTTTTTTCCAGTTGGTAAATTATTTTGTAGAAATCTAAAATTTGTTAGTATTTTTCATTCACCTCTTGAGAAATATGAAGATAAAACATCGGATAAATTTTTTGAGAAAGAAAGAATAGTTGCAAATGAATCAAATGAAACACAAGCAACATATTATAAATTACTTTCATTTGGGAGTTCATTATTAAATATTCTAAAAGGTGGTTTCTCAAATTTAGAATTAAGCCCAGATTTATATAAAGATATTCCGGAATGTAAAGTTTATTTGCTAGAAGATAATAAATTATATTGGTATCAAAAAGTTATTGTTAGTATTTTTGGAGCAATTCAGTTATTTATTGGACCATTTTTATCACTATTTGGTGCATTTGCATATATTTTTTCTGGAAAAGTTGGATATTTCTTGAATGCTGTTAAAATGAAACAAAAAGCAAAGAATGAGAAAGGTGAAGAATTATTTATTGATATGGAAAACCAAATTAGAAAAGAGAATCCATATGAATTACTATTTAAAAATTCAAGTTCCAAATTTAATACGTTCTTCAATTACTTAAATTTTTTACCAGTTGATAAATTATCATACGGTGCATCTTATTTTTTACAGAAAAAACCTACACCTGGAAAGTTTAAGTATTTTTTTCTTATACTTTTTGTAATAATTGCATATACTACATTTAAAAATTCGGATAGTTGGTTTATGTCAATTATAATATTAATTGTAATATTTTATATTTATGGGAAATATACTTTAGAGCCCTTTGCGGATTTTAAAGCATTCCAAAATATAAATATCGAAGGAGTATATAATCCAGAACCAATTGATTTAAATATATATGCGGAAAAAAGAGATGAATTAAAAAAAGATGTTTTGCAAAAAATGAATGAATATATAAAAGAAGTAAAACAAAAAAGAAATAATTTAGGATAAAATAAAATATTATTATATATTATTAGAATGGCTAGCGTGATTGAATTAAAAAAAAATTTAAATCAATTAATTGAATCTGGATTTAATTCACTTGTATCTTACAAAACATCTTCAAAATCATACAATGATATGAAAAAATTAATGGAAAAAAATTTAGATGTTACAGAAATTATAAACAAAATTAAATTTTACAAAGAACAAATAAAAAAATTAAGAAAAGTTAATTTACCTTTAAATCAAAAAGATTCATTGTTTAATAAATATGAAAATGAACTAAAAAAATATATAAAATTACTTAAACATACCCAAGAAAATAATAGCAATAAATGGTTAGTTGAGGTTGAAAAAAAATTTTTAAAAGAAAAAGAAATATTTAGAAATACTAAAATAATAATATTATCTGCGATAGAAAAAATTATAACACAATTAAAAATTAATATGGGTGAAGATAAATTTAGAGAATATAAAAATAAATTATATTTAAAGACCTTTACAGATGATACAAATGTATATACATATAGTGTAAAAACAATTATGAATTATTTAAAATCTGGTCCAATTAGTGAAGAATCTTCAAAAAAATCTAAACAAATAAATGAACTGAGTACTAGAAAGAATGTTAAAAATCGAAAAAATCAAATGGAACATGAAATTCTAATGATAAAAATGCAAAAAATATTAAAAAAAATAAGTAATCTTCACATTCAATTTATAAAAAAAATAAAAAAAATTATTGAACGTGAAGATGATACTAATTTGAGAAGAAAATTATTTCATATAATTAGAAGAGAAAAAAGAAATGATAATTTTCAAGTTATTACAAATGCTTCAGGAAACCCAGTAATGGAAGAAATAGAAGAAATTAATTTACCTGAATTTGATAAATTTATAAGTAGTCAGTTTCAACCAACAATACCTCAAACTGAAATATATCAACCAGAAATTGATAAATATAGACTTAAACGTGTAAAATTATTAGATAAAGCAACTAGTTTAGAAAAGAATATGGCAAAATTAAAAGGAATTCAATGGAAATAAAATAAGTTTATATTTATAAATTTTTTACATATTTTTTTACTATTTGTAAAAAAATAAAATTATAATTTTTTCAAAAAATTCCTACACATTAATTCACTTATATCCAAAAATTTTAAATAATTATTTACCAAATCTACTATAAAAATCTTAATTATGTTTGGAGTTTTTATTATTTTTTCTTTATAGCCTTTTATTTGCTCCAAAGTTCTCAAAAGATGTTCTTTAACACCTGGAATATGCAATTTTTTTGCAAAATAACATTTTGAAAAATTCACATATTCACGCTGATATTCAATAATTAATTCATCTGGTATCATCTCCATTTTATTTACTTTTTCAGCCACATTATCCTTTATTTTCTCCAATTTTGAAAAATAAATCTCACATTGTTTTGTATTCTTACGATTCATTGGATTCATATTTTATTATAATAATATATTATTTTGCGTACTCATAAAAATAACTAATTTTTGTGTTTTATTTATGAAATATATATTTACCGTAGTACTAGTCTATAATTCAGTTAAAACAACTTAATTTTGTCTGTTATTCTAATATTCCAATTTTGTATTTTTCCATAAATTGGAATGCATCATCTTGATGTCCAACTCCAGAGAACATCCCAGTCGCATCTTTACCTACCCCATACAAAATTACGTCGCCCCCTGGATGAATACTTATCCAATCCGTCACATCATATACATTGCCAAACAAAGCCATCCATGCATCTTCTTTTTTTGCGTGTTTCGCAACTTCTTTCAATTTAATTTTCCGCTCATAATTGGGAATAATTGGATATCCATTTTTATCACAATGTGAAAGAAAGGTCTTCGTGTTTTCAAGGGCTCCATTGACCCACCCTTGATTCAGTGAAAATGCTTCTCCAATAATATACCATTTTTTTGTAGAACATGGCTGGAATGATTTGTATTGGGCTTCCACCGGGATTACCCCAGACCTAAAATAGTGCGTCGCAGGATTCCAATAATTCTGCCGTATCCATTCAGGCTTTTTTACCCCATCTGGAAAATAAGGCGCCAAACATTCCCGCAGTGTTTTCCATAGTGTCCCATTTTGCTCTTGTTCAATCCAGAATTTGGCGTCTTCTCCAGTTGAATAGGATATCATAACAATATCATCGTCAATTGGAACAATTTGACAAATTGGGCTCTGACTATGAATCGCCTTTTTTGGGAATCCGTGATTAGGTATTTTGGCGTATATTCTGTTTAATGTTTGCCAGCCAACATATCCAATCAAATGTGCTAATTCTTCAGTACCTTGAATATTTAATATATAATGGAGTGGACAGGCAAATATAATATGGTCCGCTGTAAAGTGAGTATTGTCTGATGTATAAATATTATTTGGGTCCGCTATTTTTACGACTTTTTTGCCGAAATGAAAGCTATAGTTTATATTGTCTTTCACAGCTGCATAGACCATATTTGGTACTATAGAAAAACCTTCTGGAAAATAATAATATTCATCTGCGTCGAAATTAGCTAGCATAGTTTTCGAAAGATGGTAGCATTGGGTATGCTCCCATTCTTCATCATAACCAAACCATAATTTTAGAGTAGCGTATTCTTCTTTTGTAAAAAAGAGTTTAGCAACGGATGAAAAAGGGTAATCTGCGTATTTTTTGTGAGATGTTTTCCGCAAAAAGGCTCCCCATTTTTCAAGTATTGGTTTTGACAATGTCACAGAATTTTTGGATGTTAATCTATCATAATTAGTAATCCCTAATTCACTTAATAATTGGATGAGATGTTTGTGATTTTTATTGAATCTGAGAGCACCACTATCTATAATATCGTCTCCAATTTTAATCGAATGAATCCTACCTCCACAATAGGGTCTTTTCTCTAATATAGTAATTTTTGCACTCGAATTCATTTTTTGAAGCATGTAAAGATAGAATAAAGAGGAAATACCACAGCCAATAATTATAATATCATACTTCATATTATAATTTAGGAAAAAATTGTGTCATTTATAAAAAATCTCCCATTTTTTTTAGCTAATTCCGTGCCTTTTTCAATAATTTCCGGTAAATTTTTGGATGAATACTCTGTTTTTAGTGATAAAGGATATTTACTTATGAATTGTACAATTGAATAGAATTCATTGTTCTTAAAAATATAGTAAATTGAATCTCTGAATGAACTATTAAAAAGGTTTTCTTCAGTATCATGTCGCATTATGTTCATATATATTATAAATAGAAATATTTTATTTTATTTCTGATAATATATCATGGTTAGTTGCAATTGTTGTGAAAATATTACGCAATGTAATCTAAATTCTCATCAGAGAGAGTTTTACAAAATGCACGACATTATACAAGTTCCAATAGCGGGAAATTATTTTGATAATCCAATTAAAAAAATAAAAGAAGATGAGATACCTGCGTATGAAGTTAAATATGTAGTATTACGTCAGAATTTTCAGGGAGTTCCTTATCTTCTTCTTAAACAACGGGATAAAATATAATCTTCTATTATAATATTATGGTTCAATACACAAATTTAGCAGAAACAACTACTCGTTGTCTGGGATATACTTCCCAAAGGTGCTGGGCAATAACCCAATTAAATGTAGAAGCAGCTTGGAAAGAATATTACACTAAATACGATTTATTGGAATACCGACTTTTTGCAACTGGGGCAAATTGGTATAATACAATTGATAAAATACCGAAAGATGAAATACCGATTTATGCGGAATTCTTTAATATATACCCAAGGGAATTCTATGGCGTTCCATACTTAATACTACAAGCGAAGCCAGGAGTAACCCCACCACCTTCTCTATTATCTCTGAAAAAATAATCTAACAATAGATTAATGGTAAGATGCAAGGATTTATTAAGTGATGAGAAATGTTGTCTCCCCTTTAGTGAAACAACATGCGAGTTTGTTGTGAATAGGAATGTAAATAGTGCATGGATAGAATATTACAAGAAGTATGATCTTATCCAATATCCAATATCTACGTTCGTAAGAACTACACTTTGGTATGAGAATATCCCAAAAATACCGAAGGACCAAATCCCAATTTATGAAAAGGAATATATTATTATTCCACAGCAATTTGAGGGGCAGCCATTTTTATTGCTTATAAAGCGCGGCAGCGAGACCCCCTAGTAGAGATCCCAATAAAAAATTGATTCAATTTTATATGATTTTTTTTTCTAAGAAGTCCCTTCCGCTGATATAATATGCAAAAAAATAACCTAAACCCAAAACTTGTCCAATTTTTGGCACTAAGACTTCGCCGAGAAATCGTTTTCACAAAGCTAATTTTTTTTGAAGTGTTTTTGATAATCCGCCTTTTTAGCTTCATTCCGACTGATTCTATTATCAGCACTCGGAGACATTACAAAGCTTTCAAAATTAAGATACTAATGCATGTTCTCCGTCATCACTTGTATGAGGCAGGGTACAGAAATTTCGAAATGCACAAATGGGGGGGAAATTTGCAGCCTCTTCATCGTCATCATTTTCTGAATGCGATGCATAATCTTGGCTATTTCAAGCTCAGAATATTCAAGCTGCTATACAGCACTGCGCTTCATGGTTTTTCAAATTCAAAATTTCACGAACTCTGTGATAAGAAAGGACCAACAATGACGGTCTATACTTTGAATGGAAAGATGATTATTGCAATTTTGCAAAAATCTTGGAATATTCAAAATCCTGGATGGCAGTATGACCCAGACTTGCGACTATTTTTTGTTGATAACGATGGGACAACTACTGAGCTTGAGTGCACAAATTCAGAAGAGGTACAAAAATACCTCAATGGATCTTTATGTGGTCCACATGTTGGCGGATTACCACTCGACTTAATGTCACCAAGATGTGGAGTTTATTTTTTGCAACGTGAGTTGATAACAGGTGGTCCAGAAAACTACTACGCAAGTATTGACTCTGTTGTTGTATTGCAGATGAGTATTTGCCTTGAATTGGTCTCACCATCGATTTTAACAAGAGTTGCTCGGGTTGTGGCGCCTTACTTAAGGATTGGAAGAGTAGGGGGAAGCGCACTTCCCCCATGCTTTTGTAGCCCCACAATAGCCACATTAGGGCAAAATTACTGATAGATTACTGTTGTATAAAAATATTTTATAAAATAATTTTGCTATAATGTGGCTAAGAAGAGGGGAATTTATTATTCAATAAAATTTGCCACCTAATAGAAAAGTAAAAAGGAGGGGGGTAACGAATCGCTTGCGATTCGTTAGTGTAAGGGGGGGACGATAAAAAACTCAAAGAGTTTTTTATCCACCGTGTCTTAAAGACTACGTCTTTAAGACACAGCGCGCTTCCCCCCCCCCTTAGATGGTCCGCAAAAATTCCCAGCCCAATTTCTCGCAAATTTCTTTCCAAACTACGTCATGTGAAACGATTTTGTCCCGGCTCTTTAACAATGGGAATAATACCTTGTATTCATCTCTGTCCAATAATTCCACGAATTTGTATAATACATAGTTGTAATTCAAAAAGTTCTTCTTGGGTTTCTTCGGAATTTCGCCCCATGCACTATTCACCGCCGAAAACATAATTCGGATTTTATCTTCAATATCCTTTGTAATAATTGGCGGCGGTAATCCGTTCAAACGGTTTATAATATGTGCTATATGCTCATAATATTTATTCAGATTTAACTTCCGTAAATAATACCTAATTTTCTTATTTGCTAATTCTGTCAAATCCTTGATGCGCTCTTTCCTAATTTCTTCCCTGACTGCATCCAAAACCTCATCCGGTATATCAGTCGATTCCTTGGCTTGAATCTGATTCAGAATTTCATTCAAATGATTGGTGCGTTTATATGCAAAATAGGTTGCTTCAGGGGGGGGATCTTTGTAGTTTGGCTTATCAGATTCAATGATGACATATTCCATATGCCCACATTTTAGACAACTCATAAATCCTTCTATGTGATTTACAATCAACTCATAATCTTTATTATAAGTCACTTTACATTTCTTGCAAAAGTCAATTTTATTATGGACTTTCCCGCGAATCCCATATGATTTATCTATTTTAGAGAGATATGCATCCAATTTAGAGGCTCTATCAATATTAGTGCCCATCTGCACAAAATCATTCATCTTTAGAACTCTTTTACCCTCATTATTTTCCTCAACTTCATCCTGCTTAGCAGGAATGCCAAAAAATGCTCCAATCTTAGGCTCATTTTCTCCACCAACAACTTTCTTTTTTTCTTTTTTCTCCTTCTTTTTAGGAGGAGGAGATGAATCATCTTCTTGTTTTGCTACATTATCCATCTCATTATAATACTCATATAGAATATTCCCTGTTTTAATAAAATAGTCGGTTTCTTTAGATTGCAACTCAATATTTTTTATTTTATCTTTTAATTCATCAATATTGTTTTGAATAGAAAAAATTTCAGTTAAATCATCGGGATTTAATGCAATACTATTATCTCTCTGTATTTTTTCTAATTTTTCTTCTTCTGATTTTAGCTCAAGATAATATTTTTTAATATTTTTTTGTTCTTCCTTGAAATTTTTAATAATTTCATTATGTTTAGCATCTAGAGTAATCCGGGAATCACATTGGATGATTTTCTTATTTTTCTGTTTAAACATATTAGTTTATATTCACTTTTTTTTAAGTTATTTTTATTAAATGGATGCCTTGGAATTGCAGAAAATGATATTTATATACAATGCATTAAAAACCGGGTGGAGTGTGAAAATGATGGCAGAGGGGAAATTTGAATTTAAGAAATCTCTTGAAAAAGCGAATTATACGAAGGAAGTATTCTTAGATGATTACTTAAAAAAATTTATTGAATCTAATTTAGAGATTGAGAACTTAAATATAAAATGATATATATACCAAATGAGTCAAAAAATTTTTTTATATAGTAGCAATCTTGCCGCATTTATTGGTAAAAATCCCCATATTACAGCGAGTCGTATATTCAACTCCTTGTTTGAAAAATACTACAAAGTTGGCAAAACAGTGGGAGATAGTGTAAAGATACAGAAGATTGGGGAGAAAATAGAAAATAAGAAGCTACTAATTGAAATCGATACAATTTGTAATAATAATAAATCGCCCGAAATGATGCAGAAAGACCGAGAGGTTTTAATAAAATCTCTGGAAACTTCCAGCGCACTGGCAGAAGAAGATAAAAAAGAAGTTCGAAAAATAGTCGAAGGTTACACGAACAAGAGGTTTGGCACAATCCGAGAAGTGAATGCATTGGATTTCTATAAAGAAAAATATAATGTAGAAGTGATTACTAAGATAGACCAACGAAGTAAGAAAATTCTTACAATCGATGGTACGGAATTATGGGTAATTAGTAAATTGGATGGGATGAAAATGGATGGAACAGTGATTGAGATAAAAAATAGAATTTATAAATTATTTGATGAAGTTAGAGAATATGAATGGCTACAAGTGCAGGCATATTTGCATGTATATGGACTTCCAAAGGCAGAATTGGTGGAATTTTTACAGAATAGTGGGGGGACAATGAAGATTAATGAGGTTAAAAAAGATGAGACATATTGGAATGATATTTTGCTGAAAATATTGGAAGATTATTTCCGCGTTTTTTTGAAAATTATTAAAAATGAAGAGAAAATTAGGAAATATATGAAATTTGGTGAAACTGAACAAAATGAATATATTAAAAAATTAGTGCGAAAAGAGAGCACTGAAAATGCTGACTAAAATATTTTTATAAAATTTATTGTGCAAAAAAAATTGCAAATTATTAGATTTTTTTTTCCAATAATTGAAGCTTTAGAGTTATTTATTTTTTTAGAAATTAAATGCGTTTCTGAAAAATTTTTTTTCTTTGTTAAGAATATAAATGTCTGGAGGACTTATGCAACTCGTCGCCTATGGCGCACAGGATGTCTACCTAACTGGAAACCCCCAAATTACTTTCTTTAAGGTCGTTTACCGTCGTCACACCAACTTCTCTATTGAATCTATTGAACAAACCTTTAACGGAACTGCCGATTTCGGCAAACGTGTTACCTGCACCATTTCTCGTAATGGTGATTTGATTAACCGTGTTTACCTTCAGGTTACTCTTCCCCTTGTTGAGTGCCCCACCGCTACCACTGCTGATAAATCTTTCTGCTTTCGTTGGGTCAACTACATCGGACACATTCTCATCCGCAACGTCGAGATCGAGATCGGTGGTCAACGCATAGACAAACACTACGGTGATTGGCTGAATATCTGGAACGAGCTTACCCAAGAGCCCGGACACCAGATAGGTTATGATAATATGGTCGGCAATACCTTCGCTCTTACTGGTACTGCCCTCGAGAAGGCTGAGGCAACTACTCTCTATGTTCCCTTTCAGTTCTGGTTCTGCAGGAACCCCGGTCTGTCTCTTCCTCTGATTGCCTAAAATGCTGGGCTGAAAAACACCACTCCTTTCTGAAATTTAGAATAAAGAAAGGGAAAATAGGTTAGCGGTTCTAACATAAAACTACCGCAGGTGTTAGTGCGATAATTCGTGCGACATTTCCAAATTGCTGGAAACCCCTAAAGTCGATATGCTACCAACGGATAAATGAAAATTTTTCCTGGCTGAGAAAAAACTCAGGTATGGTAAAAGTGCAATCGAATGATAAACACAATGTGTTTTGAAATGGGCAATCAGCAGCCAAGTCCCTAAGGTTTGTAAAACTATGGGAAAGGTTCAGAGACTAAATGGTAATGGGTTTTTTATTTATAAAAGGCTTAAGATATAGTCCACTCCCGAAAACATACAGAGGTATTAAACCTCGGCTTCTGTATGTAAATACACCGAAAGGTGGGGTATTTAAGGTGCAATACCACGAGGTCAAAGTCATTCTTGAGTTCAGGCAGAAGAATGAGTGCTACGTTACTGCCGATACTCTCGGAAACTGCGGAATCAACATCGACTCCAAGTCCGATTCTCTCTTCTGCGTTCCCTCTCTTGAGGCTGCTTCTCTCTATGTCGACTACATTTACCTCGACACTGATGAGCGTAGGCGTTTCGCGCAAGTTTCTCATGAGTATCTTATAGAGCAACTTCAATTCACTGGTGATGAATCAATAACATCCCAGAATATAAAAGTCAAATTGAACTTTAACCACCCCGTTAAGGAACTCATCTGGGTAATTCAGCGTGACTCCGTTATCCAGCTCGGAATGAACCAGTGGAACAACTACACTGATGACTTCGACAACGATACTCACGGCAAGATTCAGTCCAACGGTCTCCTTGACCCCTATGCCGCTCTTCGTACCAACGTCGAGTCCGGTTACTCCGCTGTCAGCTTCCCTGCCCAGCTCGTCGACAAAATCTACGGTCCCCAGGGTGAGGCTTGGCAGACTACCCCCGAAGTCGGTGTCAGCCAGCTTCCCCAGGGTGGTGGTGCAGGAACCAACAACAACGCCCCCGTCAACTTCTCCGATTACAACGAGGCTGCCGGTGGTGCTGACCACGCCGGTCTTGCTCCCCAGCGCGCCGGTCGTAACCCCGTTGTTCGTGCCAAGCTTCAGCTCAACGGTCACGACCGTTTCTCCGAGCGTCTTGGATCTTACTTCAATCTTGTCCAGCCCTACCAGTGCCACACCAATATCCCCGCCACTGGTATCAACGTTTATTCCTTCGCATTGCAGCCCGAACAGCACCAGCCATCAGGCACGTGCAACTTCTCTCGTATTGACAATGCGACCTTACAATTACAGGTCACTCCAAAGACCTCTATTTCTTCCAAAATCCGTGTTTACGCGACTAACTACAATGTTCTTCGCGTGATGAGCGGCATGGGTGGCCTTAACTTAGTTACATTTTTCTTAATGTTTGTAATCCAGGGCCTAAAAGCAGTATGCTATAGTATCGTGAGTTCATGCTATAGAAAACCATTTACGTCCTCACTGCAATTTATAATTGCATGACTAACTGCTAGTGGATATATTATTATATATCTGCAACATACCTTGTTGTTCGGGAAACCCCTTACAGCCTTTTCTACCAAGGATTTATGTGAAAACTTAATCTGGCTAAGAGTAATGAACTTAGGTACGGTAATAATGAAAAGGATTGGGCAACCCGCATGTCTACTATCTAAGGGCGCTACGCTAGCCTATGATAGGGCATCAGAGACTGAACGGGCATGGGTCATTAATGATGGTTTAAGCAACCGGAAATGGCTTAAGATACAGTCCTCCTTTTAGGGAAACTTAAAAGATAAAGAGTGCTTACAGCAATTAAAAAATTTTATTATAAATCATTTACTGATTTTATAATATTTCAAGATTTTTCAAAAAAAAACTTATTCATAAAAAAAGAACCAAAATATCATTTTTAATATTATTAATCATCAAGAGTTTTGCTCATCCGCATGGATAAGCAAAAATTTATATCATAAATGATGATAAAAAATTTATAAACTTTTTAAAAAATATTTTCTGATAAAATTTATTAAAAATTATGAAAATTATTTTTAAATTATCAGTAATATTAGAAAATTGCATATTTTTTGTGAAAAAATAGATTTAAATAAAATTAAGTTCATCAATATGTTTGCTTGTGCAGTTGCACAAGCAAACATATACATCATAAATACTAATATAATTTTATAAAAATTATATTAAAAATACGTTCTGATGAAAATTGTTTTAAATATCATTTTAAATAATTATGATAAATGAGCAGTAATATTAATATTTTACATATTTTTGATAAATTTAGGATAAAAATAATTTAAACTCATCAATAATCTTGCTCGCGAAGCTTCGCGAGCAAGATTTTATATCAATAATACTGATATATATTTTATAAAAATATTTATAAATTATGCACTGATGAAAATACATAAAACTATATTATAAAAAATATATTGATAAATGAGCAGGAATTTTATTAATTATAAATTTCTGAAAAAATATTATTTGCAATATTTTATTATTTATCAATATTTTTGCTACTGAAGCTTCGGTAGCAAAAATATTATTTATAAATTCTGATAAATTCTTCAATTAATAAAAAAATAATTTATAAATTATTTATAAAAATAAAAAAATTGATTTTATTTTTACTTCTTCTAAGTTAAAGTAAGAAACAACTTAAAGAAATCTAGCTTATTATAAGTATGAGCGTCGATATAGTCCGCCTGATTGAGAGCAACCCAATTGCTCGATTCAATCAAAACCATCAATCAAAACTGATTGAGAAACTGCAAACCAACTTTACTGATTATGAACAGCAAATGTTCTTGTCAAGTTTTTACTGTTATTTGAAATATGATAAAGTAAATGACTTTGTTATTGATATTGATGATATTTGGAAATGGCTTGGTTTTACAACTAAAGCTCATTCTAAATTTTTGTTAAAAAAACAATTTATTATTGAGAAAGACTATAAAATTTTTCTACAAAAGCTTCGGCAGAAAACATTTGATTCAAAAAATATTATGGAAATTGAAGAAGAAAAAGAAGATAATATTACTCATGATGAGAAATTAAAGAAACAACACGGTGGTCATAATAAAGAAAAAATTATGTTAAATATAATAACATTCAAAAAATTATGTTTGAAAGCAGGAACAAAAAGAGCAGATGAAATACATGATTATTTTATTAAATTAGAAGAAACGTTATATGAAATCATTGAAGAAGAAACTTCAGAAGTAAAAACTCAAGTATTACAATTTGGTGAAGAAAACTCTGATCTCAAAACCCAATTGCTGCAAATCGGAGAAGAAACCTCTGAATTAAAAACCCAATTGCTGCAAATTGAAGATAAGAAACAGAAAGAATATGAAGTTAAATTATTGAAACAAAAAGTTCTAGATAGAGAAAAAATGTTATTAGATGAATATTCCTTATCAGGACCAATTGTATATATTATTCGCGTTAAAACATTGGAAAGTGGAAGATATGTTATAAAATTAGGTGAAAGTCGCAGAGGAATTACAAGTCGATATGTGGAGCATAAGCACAAATATGAAGAATGCCTGTTATTGGATTGTTTTGCAGTTACTCACAGTAAGGACTTTGAATCTTTTATTCATAATCATGAAAATGTTCGCTTGAACAAAGTTACCAATCTTGCCAATCATGAGAATGAAAATGAACTTTTTTTGATTGGCAAAGATTTACCCTATACTATGTTATTGAGAATTATTAACAATAATTTAAAGTATTTCAATAGTCATAATGGTGATTTGCAACTTGAGAATGAAAATTTGAAGATGATGCTTGAAATGAAAGAGACAAATAATGAAAATATTTTCGTCAAAGAACTTTTAAAAGCTGTCAAACAATTATCCAATAAGATTGATTCGGTTGAAAAAATGAATAAAGAAATACTCGAGAAAATGAATCGACCACAGGCAAGAATAACAACTGCATTTAATGAACCTCTCGTGAATTTGGGTCCACGCCTTCAAAAAATTAATCCTGAAACTCTGGAATTAATTAAAGTATATGAAAATGTCGCTGAAGTAATGCGCGAAAATGCTAATATTAAGCGCCCTTCATTGAATAAAGCCATTGTTGAAAACCGTGTGTATTGTAATTATCGCTGGTTATTTGTTGATAGAAGTCTAGATCCATCATTCATTAACAACATTGTTCCAACAAGACCATCCATTCAGAAAAATATTGGATACATTGCAAAACTTAATCAAGAAAAATCAGAAATATTGGCTGTATATATTGATAGGAAAACCGCGGCTCAACTGAATAATTATGAATCAAGTGGTGCATTAGATAATCCGGTCAAAAAATTCACTTTAACAAAGGGACATTATTATACATTGTATGATAATTGTAGTGAAGAATTGCGGAATAGTTTTGAAGTATCTAATAATGGATATCCAGTATTATATAGAAATGGAATTGGGCAATATGACGAAAATGAAAACCTAATTCATATATTTTTGTGCAAATATTATTGCTGCAATATATTGGGAATAAGTGATAAATCTTTGACAAAATCAATCAAAAAGAATATTCCTTATAATGGACATTATTTTCGAGAAATTGGGGATAGATTGATGATATGAAATATCAGGGCTCATTTATTTTCCATTTAAAATTATTATGAATTGTGTTATTTTTAGAAGCATACTGCAATGATAAACGACTCATTGGATTTTCTTTAATTGCATCTGCAATAGAATCATAAATTTTCAATATTTCATTTGTTTTTTTATCAATCTTTGATACTGTTAATGACATACCTTTTTTCTGAATTTCCGGTAATTTATTATTTTGTTCATATAATTCTCTTAATTCAATTGGACAATCATCATAATATTTGATATAACCTCCTTGTGTTCTTGATTCTCTTTTAATTGCACAACATACAGCACTATGTGATAATTTATATTCTTTCGCAAAATCTTTTTGCTCAGGATATACTTTTAATATCGTATTTTTATCAATATTCAAATGAGCAATAAATTCGCGTCTTGAAACTTTAATTTCATTTGTCTGTCCAATATCAATTTTTAAAGTCGGATCTTCTGTCTTCTCTATTATTTTCCAGCGAAAACCATGATATAAAGATGACTTATTCATTGAATTCTTTAACCCTGATACAGATGTTCCAGGAACATCTCTTATTAAATCGATAAATGATTCATAATATTTAATTAAATTACCATTCACATCATATTGTTGAATATAATTTACTATTTTTTTCTTTCTCTTTTTTATAAAATCATTTTCATTATATTCATTTTCAATATTATAATTTTGAGAAATATCTATTTCCGTATTATTTTCTTCAATTTTAGAATTATCTGAAATTTCTGATTCTGAAATATTTTCTTTAATTTTAGAATTATTTGAAGTTTCTGATTCTGAAATATTTTCTTCAATTTTAACAATTTTTATATTATCAGAAATTTCTGAATTATGTATTGGATCACAAATAATATTTTGAGTTTTATTTAAATTAAAAGACAAATTTTTATTTCTTTCTTTTTCTATTTCAAGATTTAATCTTAATTTTTCAATTTCATTATTTTGTATTTCAACATATTCATCATAATTTAATTTTTCATATTTTTTAATATTTTTACTAACAATATCTAATACATAATTAATATTAAAATAATCATCTAACATATATATTTCACGTGAAGTTTCACCATTTTCAAGACTTTGCATAAAACGATTTTTTTTAAATTGTTCATGATTATGTAAATATTTCTCAAATTCACTATTATTATCACAATGAAAAACATGTAATAATATTACTGGTTTTTGATATTGTGCTTTTAATCCAATAATTCTTTGTTTTATATCATCTGATTTTCCTATTTTTATTAATGTTTTATTCTCAAATTTTTCACTCAATTCACAAACATAAATAACTCTTGATTTTTTTGAAACTTCAATTAATGCATTATGCCTAGAAATTTTTAATTGACTCTTAATAAATAAATCATCAATATTTTTATTTTCTTCTATTTGAATATTATTATTTTTTTTAACTTTTTTTTCTTTTTTTTTAGTATTTTCAGTATCACTATTACTTTCAGTTGTGCTTTCATCATTTTCAATTAAATCACCCAATTTATATACTCCATTTAATCGTAATTGGCATAAAATTGTAAATATCCAATTCTTTAATTTATCTGAATTTTCTTTCTTTGAATTAATAATAAATTTATAAAATCCTTTTTCAGTTAGAAATGAACATTTTTGTATTCCACGAGTTGTTCTTATAGTATCATGTATCTTTTCTGTTTCATCATAATCTATAACATGAGAATTTATTGAAACAATATTAAAAACTTTTGCAATATTTTTTACTAAAAATAATGGTTTTTCTATAGTGCCATACACTTCAATGCGCTCCTCCCCACAAGAAAAATTTTGAAAGATATCCATTTTTTATATTTTATATAAAAAAGTCTTTAAACCCAAGCATTTCCAATTTACTTTGTAAAACGAAGTTATAAATAAATTTCAGATGTCTATGCTAACTTTGAGCAAATGTTCAGAAAATGGAAATATTCATAATGGGTATCGCTGGAAAATAAATGAATAATTCACTTCGGCAATAATATTCGACTCCAAATTTTTTTAATTTTATTTTCAGTTAAATCCGGTATTATTCCTTTCATTTCAATAATAACTTTTTTTATAGATAATTTATCTTTATACTCCATAATTTTATTATAATTTTCTGGAATAAGATGCAATTTTATTTTTGGAACATAATATTTTTGAACTGTTTGATTATGAAGTTTTTTATATTCAATTTCTCCCAATTCATCTCTCATTTTTTCTCTATATTTTTTTTGATTTATCCTATTTTTCTCTTTTTCATCTAATTTACTCCATGAAATCGAATGTTTTACTCGTTTAGTAATTGTCAAATAATTAAATCTCTGTTTCGCCCATCTTTCTTTCCAAAAATTAAATATTTCAATTAGTGACTTACAATTTTCCGGTAATATTTGCTCATTCAAGTTATTCTGAGAACACAATAATTCTTTTGAATTATTATAACAATAACCAACATATATACCACGTTCAATATTATGGTATAAATCTTTCTTATTTATAAATAATTCATTCAATATTGTTTGAATAATTATACGTTTGACATGAGATTTCTTTTTTATTTCATCAAATTTATTTGTTAATTTTAAATATTCCCTCATTTTTTCATATAATTCATCGGAAATAATAAATGATTCCCCCGATGTTAAGCCAATATACTTCAATTCTTTTAATCTTTCATATTGAATACTTCTTCCATAAATCGAAAAAGTATAATATGCAATTGCATAATGATTGTATTTTTCTTTTATTTTTTCTTGAACTTCTCTCGAAAAAACACTCATTGCCAATAATTTACCAATATTAAAATTATATCCAATTGGTTGAACAGCTACGCAAGTTGAAATATTAAAAACATAATCACAATTTTTATATTGATATTCTTTTGTCCATCCAATATATTCATCTCTTTTTTTTATATCTCTTTGTGCACTAGATATTCTAACCAATCCAATAATTTTTTCATTCAATTTCAGAAAATATGCAATTGATTTACCAGGTGGTTTATTTGTTTTAACAGATGATGTATAGCATAATATATTATTCCAAATATTACTATTTTTTTTATTTGTAAATTCAATTGTTAGAATAGATGCATTTAATTCATCAAGATTTTTTATATTTGATACATATGAAATATAATCGTCTTTTTCCATATTTATTTTGTCAAAATCCGCCTCTTTATTTTTATAATCTATTTTTTTTGGATCTATTTTTATAATTTTTTTAATATCTTTTTCTATTTCATTTAATAAGTCCATTTATATTTCTATAAATTAGAATATAAAAATTTCAATTTTTTATATTACAAAAATTGAAATTTTTATATTCTTACTTATTACAATATAAAAAATGGACTTATTAAAGCCAAATGACAAAATACTATTTATGGATAGATATACAGATGATTATCAATCATATGAACTAGAATCAAGTTACCTTGCTGGAGTTATTGATGGTGATGGTTCGCTATCAAGTTCATCAAAATATCCATTTTATATAAAATTAGAAATTTGCCAGTGTGATTTTTTACTAATTTTTATAATTATGAAAAAATTTAATGGGAATATTAAAAAAATTGAAAAAGAACTTCCACAAAGAAATCAATACTATATATCATTTACCAATCAATGTGCAAGCGATATATTAAAATTTATTTATCCGAATATTATGTTAAAAAAAGAACAATGTAGATTATGTATTGAAAATATTAAAATATTAAGAAACACTGAAAATACTGAACAACTTGAATTAAATTCAAAAAAAATTTCTGAATATAATAAATCTCATAATGAAAGGATAATATCAGATGATATAACTTGGGAATATATTGCCGGTTTATTTGATGCTGAAGGCAGTATTTCTTTAGTTAAAAGTGAAATATCAATTACACAAAAAAATTCAGAATCATTATTAGAAAAAATTAAAAATTTTATTGGATATGGTAAATTAAGAAAATATCGACTTATTATTGAAAAAAAAAGTAATATACTTGATTTTTTCAATAATACAAATATTTTTTTAATTGTTAAAAAACAATCTCAATATTATATGGATTATTTATCTAAAAAATCAAGCAAATATTTACCTGAAAAAGATGTATATAGGTTACGTTACAAGCATAATTTTGATATTCCAATTGAGTTCATAGAATCCTTACATGTTAAAAGAGAAAAGAAGTCATATAAAGATAATATTGTTCTTATTAAATTATTATCTGAAAAGAAAAAAGGTGATAAAAATCCAAATTATGGTGTTGAAAGAAGTGCTAAACATTGTAAAAAAATATCTGAATCCACTTTTGGAAAACATAGAAAAATAACAAATGATGTAATTAAAAATGTAAGAGAAGAAAAAAATATTAAACAACAAGAAATTGCGGATAAATATAATATTTCTCGTGCCCAAGTTCAAAAAATATTATCTGGAAAACTAATACCAACTGATGAAGTATATGAGAAAAAACAAAAAAATAGTCGAATAGATATTTTAATTGATTTGGGTTATTCAAAAGAAGAAGCATATATAATTTCTGGAGCTATTACTAAACGGAAAATTGAGGGAAAATATATGGTAAATATATGGTTTTTTGGAAAAATTCGAAAAAATCAAACAATTGATTTGCCATTTAAGAATACATCTAAAAATCTTGCACAATATATTTCAGATAAATTACAAACAGATATATCAGAAGATATGATTAAGAATATTTGGAATAAAAGAACATTATTGTATAAAATAGATTTTGATGGAGAAATTCCGATTACATTTGAGCATTATAGAGATAATATTATACCTGATGATGTATTTTTTAATTTATTTTGATAAAAATTGATTAATTATTTTTCATAATTGAATAAAAATAAAAGATGGAATTTCTAGAATTATTTGCAAGAGTTAACTCTCTCAAAATTATCCACAAATATTCTGGTCATGTATCATTACTTGGGTGTTCCAGTGGAAAAATTATGAACCCTCATTTATTCGTTGAAAATGTTCTTGATCCTGACGAAAAATTATATTATATTATGTTGTGTAATAAAAATGCTATAACATTTTTTTCTGAAGATGATTACGATAAGGTGTTTAATCAAGATGAAAATAATTTAACATATTCTTATAATTCAAAAATAGGATATATATTCAAAACGATAGATAAGGATAAAAAATTGTATTTACATCAAATAATAATGGGTCATTCTGGTTTTGGTAAAGGACAAATAAGCATAGATCATATAAATCAAAATAAATTAGATAATCGAAAATGTAATTTAAGATTAGCAACTCAATCTGAGCAGAATAAAAATAGAGGTAAAGTATCAAGAAAATCAAATGCAATAGAATTGCCCACTGATTTTGTTGAATGGTTAAAAAGAGAAAGAGATTTGGATAATTTACCAAAATTTTGTGAATACTATTTGAATCCTAAAGAAAAAAAAGAATTTTTTATTATTAGCAAACATCATCCATTATTGCAACAAAAGAGAGATAAATTTAAAATATCATCAAAATGCGGAACATCTGGTGAATATTCAATAATTGATAAATATATTCAAATCGAGAAAGCATTTTTATTCCTTGAAAGTAAAAAAGATTGTCAAATTGATAGTTGGTCTATTGATGAATTAAAAGAATCAATGTTCTAAAAAGATAGGATAAGAAAATAAAAAAAAATTGATTCTAATTTTTCTTATTACAAATTTAAATAAAACACAAGTTAAGGAGAATCAGCTTATAATTATGAGCTTAGATATTGTGCACCTGATTGAAAGCAACCCAATTGCTCGATTCAATCAACCCTATCATTCAAAACTGTTTGATAAATTAAGCGCAAAATTTTCTAATTATGAAGAGAAAATATTTTTATCAAATTTTTATTGTTATATGAAATATGATAAATTTAAAGATTTTGTAATTGACCTGGATAATATTTGGAAATTGCTTGATTTTAGAAATAAAGGTAGTGCAAAGAGACTATTATATAAATCTTTTATTATTGAAAAAGATTACAAAATTTTACGTTTGAATATTCATGAAAATGAGAAAATTATGTTAAATATTCAAACATTCAAAAATTTATGTGTAAAATCATTTATTAAAAAAGCTGATGAAATATATGATTATTTTAGCAAATTGGAAGAAGTATTTTATGAGATACTTATAGAAGAAGTTATTGAATTGAGAGCCGAATTGCTAAAAAAATCAGAAGAATTAAATGAATTGAGAGCCCAAATTTAAGAAATTGAAGATATTAAAAAAGAAAAAATGTTACTGAATAATTAATCAGTATCAGGTCAATTTTTAAATTCTCTTTGTGAATTTACACCGCTGAAGATTTAAAATGCCGATTTTTTATAAAATCAACTTAAAGAAAAAGTATTATAATATATTAACAATGAATAGTAAGAGGTCTATGATGACTTGTTCAGTTAAAAAGACTTTGTCTTTTTAACTTAAGAGAAAAGTCTGCTTTGCAGACTTTTCTATTCGTGCAGTTCCTGCTTTTCTCTTATAAAAAGAGCATTTAAGGTAGGAATAATAAAAGATACACATTAAAACTCATCAGTTAGGGTTGTCACCTTAACAAACTCATAATTTACACGCTCTGCAACGGGCAAACCTTGAATATTTTTTGTTGTGTAAAATCGGCATTTTAAATATTCAAGGGTGTAAAAATTGTATTCGAGTAAAAACATTAGAATGTTAAAGATATATCATAAAATTTGGTGAAAGCCTAAAATAAATTTCAAATCAAAATGCGGAATAGTTTTGAAGTATCTAATAATGGATATCCAGTATTATATAGAAATGGAATTGGAACAATATAAATTCACAAAGCAAATTTATATTGCCTACAATTCTTAATTTCGCTTTGCGAAATTAAGAATGTACAATATGACGAAAATGGAAACTTAATTCATATATTTTTGTGCAAATATTATTGCTGCAATATATTGGGAATCAGTAACTTATGATTTGAAATATTAACTCTCTAACTGATTGAATTTTTATTTTATAAAAGTATTTCTAATTTTTCTTTTCATTCGGTATAATTGGATTCCAATAACATTTGATTGCGATATTCTAGTATAAAAATATATTTTTATAATATATAAAAATGGATATAAGAAATAAAAAATTGCTAGATTCTATTATTGAATACTTGAATCCTAGATTCAATAAAATTGAAAATGAAATTTCTTCTTTGAAATCTGACGTTTCTTCTTTAAAATCAGATGTTGCAACAATAAATAAATATATTTTAACCGAAAGTAAGGTAAAAGAAATTACTGCGAATAAATTAGTCGAAGATTTTTTCAATACACATAATACACATTATAAAAAAATAAGTCTAAAATATTTTTATAATCGTAAAGGAAAAGAAATAACTGAATTAGATGGATGCTATGTTATTCATCCAAAAGATTACCACTCAGAAAAATCATTCACTAATATTGTAAATCGAAAATATAATCGTATTACAAATGAAAAAGCAGTTGCAGATATGCTAAAAATAAATAAAACAGATGCTACATCTTATACTCCTACAAGTAAACTCATTATTGTAGAATGTAAAAATTTATTCAATAAATATATGGTTGATAAAAAAATATTGCAACTTATAGAAATTCATAAAATTCTAGAAGAATGCAAAGTAAAACGAGATGATGATTCAAAAATATATACTCAGATGATAAAACAAGAAAAAGTAGATAAATTACCAAAAGAATTATATATTATTCTTATAGGACATGTAAGCCAGATTGTATTTCAGTATATTCAAAAATGTAATTCTGGAATAACAAAAGAGGAATATGATATATATGAGATAGAAGAAATGCGAGATTCCGTGGAATTCAAAGAATTATCTAAAAGAATACCAAATTTTACTCAAAAATGTAAAAATACAGAAATGATAGATTATTTCATAGATAAATATCCAAGCGAAGAATTACTGAAAAAACTAAAAAGTAACACTAAATCATATGAAGAAATGCAAGAGTCACTCGAATTTATAAAAGGTAAAATTGGATATTTATTTTATGACAGATTAGAAGTTTATTTTTGATATTTTCAGTTAAAATATAAAATGTATTTCTACATTTACACCGCTGAAGATTAAAAATGCGATAAAACTATTTACACCCTTGAAGATTTAAAATGCCGATTATTATTATTATATAGATAAAAAATTATATAATTCTGTTAGTAAATTAGTAAAAAAATTAAAAAAAGCTGTTACATAGATATTGATTCTACCAAAAAGCTATAAATTTTAAAAAATAAAATAAAAATAATTTTCTAATTAATATATATATATAAAATCTATAAAGCTTATAGTTTTGAATATAATGATAAAACACATTATTTAATTCCTACTGTTCATGTAGATTATTCTTTATTAAATGATGATATAATAAAATTTATAAAGCAAATTATAGATAATGTTGATACTTGTTTTTTTGAAGCAGAAGCAAATAAAGCAATTGAAATGGGTAAAAAAATTAAAATACCAAAAATTACAAAAGAAACTACAATTGAAAAAATTTATAGTGAAAAAGATATAAATAAAATTAAAACAATAATTAAAAAATTATTTAATATAGATATACCTATAACTCATATCGAAAAACAATTACTGATAAAAATAAGAAAACCTATGGAATTTATTTCTTCATATGATAACAACAAAAAAAAATCACTTACAGATATTCAAACTAAACATAAATATTTTGATGTATTTATTGAGACTATACTTGCTAATAAAAAAAAATTATTGCGTTAGATAATATGAAAGAACTTACAAAACAATTTACACCTAAATTTTATGAAGATATAACTAATTTATTGATTGCTAACCCTCCTGAAATATCAAAAATAGAAAAAAATTTAAAAGAATCAATAAAACTGATAAATAACTGGAATGCTAAATTTAAAACTAATACATCTATGAAATTAAATATTGGTAATATTGGTAATATGGGTGTTGATCTATTAAATGAAACAGAAGAAAGAAATATTGAATGGGTTAAAAAAATTTTTGATTATTTAGATAAAAATCCTACAAAAAATATTGCTATAATTGTAGGCGGAGCACATATTTTTGGTTTTGATGAAAAAAATAAAAAAACAGGTAAAACATTACCAAACTTATTATCAAAAATGAAAAATGTTAAAAATGTAAATTATTCTACTTTATGAAAAATTTATATTATTATTTTAATATATGGATAAAAAATTATACAATTCTTTGCATAAATCTTTGATAAAATTTTTATAATGGACATTATTTTCGAGAAATTGGGGATAAATTGATGATATGACTGATGATTCATAACTCATTAATTTTCCACTTATAATTATTATGGATTGTATTATTTTAGAAGCATACTACTCAAAATTTTTAAAATTAGCTAAAGATTTTCTGAAATAACTTTGTTTTCTTTGAATAAATAAACGAACTGCTTTAATAGCAGTCTCTAATTGGGCTTCTGTTGGTTTATTATAATATTTTTCTAAAAAAAATTTAACATTTTTTATTATTTCTTCATTATTGCTCAAATTAATACCTTTAGATTTTAAATATATTGCAAAATCTTCTAATTTTTTTGTATATTCTCTTGTTTCATTTGATATCGGATTTGACCTTAACCATTCACTTTTTCTTCTAGATGCATTTCTATTAGCATAATTTATAATTAACAATTCTGGAATTTTTTTTGCTGGACCTGCTGCAGAACCAGATGATGAAGGTTTTACTAAAGGTGCAGGAACTAAAACTGACGAAGGTTCAAATAATCTAAGAACTGTCATATTTTTTACCCATGTTGGATGTTTCTGTATAGTTTCATCTATATATTTTTTTAATTTTCTGAAATATATAAAATATGCATCATTTGTAGTAATAGAAATGATTATTTTTTCGATAATATCTTCAGTTATTTTAAATTTTTTTAATAATTCTTCTCTTAGCATTGCTTTAAATTCAGGAATTTTAGCACTAGCTAAAGAATAATATTCAAACCACATTTTATAATATTTATTTAATATGTTAAAATACTCAACTAATGCAATAAATTCTAATTTAGTTCTAGCTTTAATTTCTTTTTGAAATTTTAGTTTTTGGCTATTATTATTATTATTAATAATATTTAAATCAGGTGCAAAACCATCTACAAAACGGTTGGGTTCATTACGATGATTCCGGGCTGGACCTCCTCTGGAGACTAAAGAAGAATCATTATTTAATCTTCTATTTACTGCTGGACTTCCTCTGGAGACTAAAGAAGAATCATTATTTAATCTTCTATTTACTGATAGATCTCTTCTAGCAGCTGAAGAATTATTATTTGGAATATAATATATCCCCATATTTTCTTCCGGATTTATTCTGCTATCTTTACCTAATCTGCTTGACTTATTACCCATTACAATTATTTAGAAAATAATATAAATTATAAAGAATTCAAAAAACTAATAAACAGTAGTAAGAAGATTTCTCATGTCAATTCCAATTTTATTTACTTAAATAATAACTCAACTCCAGATATAGTATTACTATTTGGACAGCAAGAAGTACAGAATCAGGAATTTACCATCGTAAATTATCTAAAGAATAACCTGGAAAAACACATTTTGATATTTATATTTGTGATAAATTATTTAATGTATCTACATTCTGGCATATAATATTATTCTCATATAATATTATATGCCAACTTGTAAAAATGACCATAAAAAATCATATAAAGGGACAGAGCCTTCTCCAAAAGGATTGGGTTATTGCGCCCATTCGGAAAAACTAGGAAGCACTAAAAAAGGCTTAGACGGTAACCAATGGAAAATTGAATCCACAGCCCAGGGAGTTAAACGCTGGGTAAAAAAAAGCAAGAAACCTTCTTCCTCTAAGAAATATTTTATATATCATCCATCAGTAAGAAATATTCCATATTTAGTATATGTGAATGAAAATAAAAAAACTGCGTCAATTTATACGCTACCATTGGATAAAAAATCACGACAAACGTATGATGAAAAAAATATTCCATCACATCCTTCTGACTCTAATGCAAAAAAAGATAAAACTACCTGGGCGTATACAAAATTTATAAAAGAATATAAATATAAAAAAATATATATTGGAGCTTCAGATGGAAAATCTAGAATAAGCGAACATTATAAAATAAAAAATAATGGTATTTTATTAGAATTGGAACCAAAATCTTTTTTATCTTCAATATTCAATTTTTCTAAAAACAATTACGTTTTTATAGGAGAAATTGGAATAATGGAATTTCATTTGGATGATAAAATACTTAAACTTCTAACACCAGTCGGTTATCCAGTAATTTTCGGTGAAAAAAATATATATCATTTATACTCAGGAAATGTTATTGAAGTAATAAGTCGTAATGATTTACCAAAAAAAATGAGTGATTCAGAAATAGAAGACACATTTTATAAAATATATGATAATCCAATCCAATATTCTTCTATAAATGTAGAAAAAATAAAAATGTAATATAAATAATGAAATATATGAAATTACTAGGATCCGGATTTAGCGGTTCAACTTTTTTAGTTAAAAAGAATGAAAAAGAATATGCGTTAAAAATACAGCATGTTCAATAAGAAATCACAAATTTGGGATGAAATTAAATTTTATAAATATGTAAGTGATTACTACCCATTATTCAAGAAATTTTACTCATATAAAATAATTACTGATTGCGATTTCAGAAAGAATAATAAAAGTATTGGATTAACTGTTTCTAATTCTGCTAAAAATAAATATAAAAAACTACAAGAATCAAAATATTGTATTGAATATTTAACAAGTTATGAAAATAATACATTATCTAATATAATAGATAAACTAACTATAAAACAAATATATTCTCTAATTTTACAATTATTATTTGGAATTAAGATATTGCAAAAGAAAAAATACACACACAATGATTTTAATATGTTTAATATAACTTATAATAAAACAAAAAAAAAAGTATATAATAATAAAAATAAATAATAAAAAATATAAAATACCAATCTATAATTACATATATACAATTATAGATTATGGTTCTGTAAAAATTCAACCAAAAAAATTTAATAAAAGCCAAGATATAAATAATTTAATACATAATATAGAAAACCGTTGGAATGAATATTGCAAAATTATAAAGAAAGAAGATATCAACTATATGAAAGAAAATTCAAATAATATAAATAAAATGATTAAATATTTTCAATCAATCTTATAAATATTTGTATTATCAAAAAAGAATAGTCAATATAATTTTTAGAATTTTGTTTGAAAATCCTAAAAATTAAGAAACATAAAATTATTTCTAATTTGGAATAATTTATAATAATTTTAATAAATGTTCAGCTTCAACACCAAGTGCCTGTTTTTTCTTTGTTTTTTTAATTTTCCATTTTTTAAATGATTTTAGAAATATACTCTTCGTTGGAAATACTTTTTTAACATCCTCTTTTACTTTTTTCCATAATTTACAAACGCGTTTTGAATCCATAAATTGCTGATATGTTCGAATAAGACCAATTGCTTCATCTCTAAAATTTTCTTTATTTTTCATTGAAACTGCTTCATAAAATTCATTTATTTCCTCAACCATCCATTCATATTGATATTTCTTGTATCCATCAACAGCTTTATTCTTTTTTTCATCGGTCATTGTTCTATATTCTATAATTTTTACCCATTCTGGAATATTTATTTGGATATTCATAATTTAATATAGAAAAATTTTTTCAAAAAAATTCATAAACATCTGGCACAATAATTACATCCAATTCAGAAGTAGATTTTCCGTTCCCTTTTATTCCAATTCGACTCTGATTATAATATTTCAGATTATGTATATAAACGTGAATATATTTCTTCCGCTCTACCCCAATAAATAGCTTCAATACTCTTTCTTTCCCAAATTTTCGATATTGGGAAGACGCAATTATTCCGTTAAAATAATATACACCCGTATCCTCCTCTTTCAATATAAAACATCCCGGGTAAAATTCATCACTCTTCATGGACCACCATTGATTCGCCATTATTGTTTCCTGTTTATTCCGTCTATTCCTCGCATAAACGCTAACATCATCTTTCTTCAAATTTTTATTGTAAACACCCGCTATTCTTGCTTCATACATATGCACCCATTTTTTATAAGATGATTGACAATTATTTAGCGTTGCCTTCCAAAAATCATACGGGTGATGACATTTCATATATGCTAATTTCCAAATCAATTGAGCATATGAAAATGCATGCGCCTTGCAAAAACTGTATCGCGACAAATTCGACAATTTCCGCACCATTTCCTTCTGTTTTTCAACCGGAAAATGTGCAATTATCCCCCGGAATTCATTAATTGCTTTTTTATCACCTTTTGCAAAACCACGCCTTAATCGGTCACCATCTGCCTCAGATATGCCACATTCCTTTGATATAAAATCAATCGCATCATCGTCAAAAATAATAAAATCCTCGAAATTCTTTTCACAAACATTCTTGGCATCTTTCGCAGCTGGTCGAATAATTGATAAACAAACCGCCAAATCATACAATGAATTTGGCTTATATTTCCGGAAAGCCAGCCTCATTAGTGGCGATTCCGCAAATGTTATTCCAATATTGTCGCCTCGTTGTAGCATTCTGAATGTTTTGGCGTCATATTCGAAACTTTCGAAGCACAGGTTATTTTTATAGCCAATAATTTCATATAATTGGGATAAAGCCCTGCTCGACAAAATATCAATTTTGAAATTCTTGTCTTTCGCAATTTCCTCCTTATTGCATCTTATTTGCTGCAAAGAAGAGGATTTGTTTATTATTAATTCTTCAGGAACTCCGTCTGCATAATAAACAATTCCGCCACAATGCAGCGAATAACATTTGAATTTATTTTCTAGCCTCTTCGTTTCATTTGCTATTCTTTCCTGAATATCTCGTGGGAAGCTCCGAATTTCTTTGTCAATGTCATATTTCGAAATAAATTTATGGATTCCAGCATTTCGAATTGCCTGGCGAACAGCCGATTTCTCATGATAATATACATGATTACTAATCCGTGCCACTTGATTGCTCCATTCCAGCTCAATCTTCAAAAATACTTCATTGCGCAAATTATGCGGGAAATCCAGGTCAATATCCGGTAAATTATTGCGATATTCATTGAGAAACCTTGCAAATTTAATATTATAATAGACCGGATCTACATGACTAATACCCAGTAAATAGCACACCAAAGATGACCCACAAGAGCCACGAGTGATGTGTGGCATATTTTTTGTTATATTCAGAATTTGGATGGCTTGTATCAAATAGCTCGCCAATTTTTTCTCCTCAATTAGCGCCAATTCATATTCTAATCTTTCAGTATATTTGGGGTCATTTGGGACTTCTCTTATAAAAAGTGAGCGAATATCTGGTAGATTTCCGCCAACAAGGCTCTTTTTCCCGGTGTTTTGATTTTCTCTGCACATGCTCAATGTATTTATTTTCACTAATTTCCCGCCAATCTCAATTGGTTCAAATTTATATTTCCAGGGGAAAACTCCCGCCGGTAAATTCAAATATTCATTCATCATGCTGCAGATTGCGTATGAATTTTTGGCTTTAATATCGAGTATTAACCCATATTTTTTCCGCCCACTTTTGTCCAATCTAAGCACTCTTCCAATACATTGGATAAATACTTTCGGTGACCTATTTTCCACTTTGTCCAAAAATATGCAGCAATCCAAATTCTTAATATCGGACCCCTCACGATGTTTGCAAGCGCAAAATAGGATTGCTTTTGATTCTGCTTCTTTGAATTGGTCATAAGTGCTAGATACGCTCGTATCCACGCAAATAAGGTAATCCGCAAAATATTTTCCCCATAATTTGGAATATTCTTCACAAGACGAAATCATCCCGCACCAAATAATAATTTTTTTATAAATAATCCCCGGGTTTTCAATCAATTGTTTCGCCAATTGAATAATTTCCAGTTGGCTAATCATTTCCTCACATGAAAACCATTTTATTTTCGGGGGCACAATAATTCCGTCCATAAAGGAATCGTAGATTGAATAAGACGAAATAATTTTCGTGAATGGCGCAATTGCTAGATGTGGTGTGGCAGAAAAGCCAATACATTTTGGCACAACAGCGGCTTCTTTGAGGAAATATTCGTAAAATTCTTGTGTTGTTTTATTCTTAATGGAGTGGCATTCATCATGAATAATTAAATGGATGGTCGCCATTATTTTTCGATATTTCACATCTGAAACAAGGAATGCCCGATTTATGATAATAAAGCAGGGTTTATTCCAAAATTTTGCCGCATTTACAGAATAAACCCAATCACTCGTTTTATAATTGGAGAAATTAAGGACATTAAATCGGTGCATAACATCTGAAATATTGCGTTCTTTTTGTGAAATTCGAGAAAATTGGTCAATTAAGATGGATTTACTTTCACAAATCCAAAGAATATTATGAGTTGGATGAATATTGTTATATTGAGTTATGATATTCATAGCAATTAATGATTTACCGGTACCAGTAGCATGAAAATGGACACCCGATTCAAAATCATTTTCATAAGATATATTTATTGCTTTTTTTTGGTTTTCCCGGAGGTTTTCCATAATTATAAGATTTTTGTATTCTAAATATGCAGAGAATTTTTGAATCAATTTTTTAACTCTTCTAAATTGCTAATAGTAACTTCTTGATTATCACCAATTGCAAATATTCTTGGTCTATTTGGAGAAAATCCAATCGATATAACACTTGAACATGATGAAAGTGGTTTTTTAAATTGATGAATTAGTTTTCCTTCAAAATTCCAAATTCGAACATGTCCATCATAGCAGCCTGTTATTAGATTCAAGTTGAAAGGGTCGAATTGAACGCAACGAACACCACCTGGATGATTTAAACTATTGATGCGAGTTGCCTGGAAGTTTTCATCAATTTGCCAGATTTGTGCAGTTAGGTCATCACCTCCAATTGCAATTAAATCAAGTGTTGGATGAATATCAATGCACAAAATTTTTCTAAAGCTACCAAAAGATGTTTCAGTTTTAATTTCTGTGCAATCAGTTGATGTAAAAGTTGAAATTTTGACAATGTAATCATCTGAACATGTTGCTAAAAATCGACCATTTTTTTGAATAGCAATACCATTAATAGTTGATCCATGAGGTCGCAATAATGATTGAGACAGTAAATTTCTGAAGTCAGGAGTGAATTGCAAAATCATCAAATAGCCATAATCATTGCTTACATAGATAACTGGTTGAATCGGATGAAACACAATTGACCAGATGGTTCCTTTATCAATTGTTGTTATATTCAAAATTTGTGCATTTGTGCCATCAATATTAAATTTAACTAACATCACAATTCCATAACTTGTTCCAGTAGCCAAAAGAGGCAATCTTGGATGAAAAGCAACCGAATTGAATGAATTTATCGTTGAATTTGGAATCGAAGAAGCAAACTCAAATGTATTATTGCTTTTAATCTGCAATATATGAAAAGATGAAGAAGCAACCGCCATGACTGGATAAATTTCATGAAATTTGATTGAAGTAACCGAATATCTATTGGAACGACTTAAGATAAGTCTAGGAACTAGTACACCTGAATTTGGCAATGGATTCAAAATCCGATAGATTCGGTTAATCATTACCATCAAATAGTAGTACTCTTTTTTGGGCTGAAAATTGCAAATACCCATCAAACGTTGGCAAAGAAGCAACTTCATAGCACCATTTGCTAACATTTTTTGGTAAGTTTGGCAACAAATGAGTAATTCATAAAAATCGTCGATTCTTGTAAATTTTCGTTGTTGCAAATGTGGGAACATCCCTCTTAAATTTTCTAGGTTTTTGTAACCTAATTGTCCAAGAAGTCTTATTGGAAGACTGACTGTAAACATTCTATAATTTTATTTGTTATGTTACAAATAATTTAGAATAATAATAATCATTTTTTTTATTAAGTAAATTATGTGCTATAGTACAAAAATATCGTTACTTACATTTACTGTTATGGCATTTTCAACAATATATTTAATATATCGCAATTATCCCAATGATAGATGGTTTGCCATAATATTTATTTCAGCCGGGATAATGCAATTAGTAGAATATTTTATGTGGCGGAATCAATCTTGTGGATTGACTAATCATTTAGCAACAATTGGTGCATTCCTTATACTATTAATTCAGCCTATTGCGACGATTATTGGAGCATATTTTTTTGGGAGTTTAGTAGTTGATAGAGAAAAATTATTGCCAATAATTTGGATATATGGAATAATTATTGGGATAATTGCGATTATTGGGATAAATTATGGAATGAAAAATAGACTTTGTAGTCTTCCAAATGGAAAACATTTGGATTGGAATATTTCAAAATTATTTGGGGGGAAAACTGGTATTTATGTATTTTTCTTTTTATACTATGCAATGTTTTTATTAGTATTATTAAGTCGTCCGTGGTATTTTGGATTTATTATGGCAATTATGTTATCTGGAACATTATTTTTTAGTGTATTTTTTATAAAGAATCCGTCATGGAAATCGTTATGGTGCTGGATAGTAAATTTTATTCCAATTATTTATATTTTAGTAAGTTATTATGTTTATAAGGTTATGAAATAAAATCTAAAATTCCAAAGTAAAGAAAAAATGCAAGAATTTGAAGAATACGAATTTCAAATTTGTGATTATCACCGAATAACTACGAATGATTCTGTATGGCATTGGAAATATATTCCAGAAGAACATTTATTTGCATCTGGATTTATTACGAATTATAATACTCATAGATTGAAAAGAAAAGAAAGACTCCGAGAAGAACCAAATAATATACGAGAATATGGGTTAGATGGATTATCATTTAATAGCGATGGAATATATCATGGATTACAAGCAAAATGTTGGAATCCAAAAAAATATTTAACTGCATCAGATTTAGGGTCATTTTTAGCGGTTATTTTTACAAGATTAATGAAAATAAATCCATTAAGTTGTGGCTACTTATATCATACATGTAGAATACAGGCTGATGTTAAAGATAGTTTTAAGCATCATCCCAACTTAATAAGTTACTTATTACCTTTTAATAAAATTGAAGAAACCCATATTATTTGTTCAGAAAAAGATTATGAATTATATCCACCTCAAAAAGATGCATTGATTGCATTGAAAAATGGTTGGGAAAATTGTGGTTTAGTATCAATGCCATGCGCTCTTGGAAAAACTATTTTATTAGGCAATTATTTAGAAGATGTTCAACCAAAGCATGCAATTATATTATCTCCTTTGAAGGTTTTAACTAAGCAAATGCTAGATAGAATACATCAATTTATCCCGGACAAAAATTGTATTTTAGTAGATAGTGATGAAGGTGGAACAACCGATATTATAGAAATTAAAAATTTTATAGAAAATCCGTGTCTTATCAGTATAACTTATGAAAGTTTTTTGAATATATTTGTCGAGTCAGGAGAAATAGAAATTGAAGATGCTTTAATAGTTATTGATGAGGCACATAATATAATTCAATATCCAGAAATAATAGATTATTTGAATGATTTGTCTGAAAAATCGCTATTATTGACTGCTACACCAAGTGAGACAATGATGGAATATTTGAAATGCGATATAATTTATGAATATCTAATGTCGGAAGCTATTAGAGAAAATTATATTTGCGACTATTTAATAAATGTTCCTGTTTTAGATTTAGTAGATAATAGAGTAGATATTGATATTCCCGACGAATTACAACATCTTAATAATGATCTTACAATGAAATGCTTATTTTTATTGAGTGGTATGCTGGAAACTGGAAGCCGAAGATGCATTATTTATTGTTGCTCCATTGAAGAATGTGAAGTATTCAATGAAATATTTAATGATATTTCTAGAAATTATCATGGAATTGAATGCTGGTCAAATAGTATTACTGCGAATACAAATGTAAGAAAACGGGATGAAATATTAAATAATTTTCAGAATAATGCTGCAAAAATTAGTATTTTAAGCAGTGTTCGAATTCTAAATGAAGGTATAAATATTGTAAAATGCGACAGTGTTTTTATAACAAAAGTTAATAATAATGAAATAGTAGCTGTTCAAAGAATGTGTAGAGCTAACAGGAAAGATAGAGAAAATCCTTGCAAAATTGCAAATTGTTTTATTTGGGCAGATGACTTAGATAGAACTGTTGAGATGTTGCAATTTTTAAAAACGAATGATGAATCGCGTTTTTATAATAAGATTGTTGCACGAAACGGAAATTATGAAAGAAAGGGCGAAGCAACTGAAATAGATTACACAAAATCATTGAAAGAGTATATTTCTGTTAGAAGCATGAATTATGAGGATATTTGGAAAATGAAATTGGAAAATGTAAGCAAGTATATTGATGAAAATAAGAAATTACCTTCTAGTCATGATAAGAATGATTCTATAAAAACTTTAGAAAAATGGATATCACACCAGAAAACAAATTATGAAAAAAAGGAACAGATTATGAAAAATCTAGAAATCCGTGTATTATGGGAAAAATTTATAGAAAAATACTCTGAATATTTTATCAGTAATGAAGAACAATGGAAGAAGAATTTAGAGAATGTATGCAAATATATTTACGAAAATAATAAATTACCTTCTACAATTGATAAGAATGATTCTATAAAAAAATTAGGTTATTGGGTATCAACACAAAAAAAAAATTATGAAAAAAAGCAATTTATTATGAAAAATTTAGAAATTTGTAAATTATGGGAAGAATTTCAAGAAAAATATTCAGAATATTTTATCAGTAATGAAGAACAATGGAAAAATAATTTAAAAAAAATTAGTAAGTATATTGATTTAAATAATAAATTACCTTCTAGAATTGATAAGAATGATTTTATAAAAAAATTAAGTATTTGGCTATCAACACAGAAAGAAAATTATGCAAAAAAAGAACAAATTATGAAAAAATCAGAAATTTGTGAATTATGGGAAAAATTTATAGAAAAATATTTTGAATATTTTATAAGTAATGAAGAAAAATGGAAAAATAATTTAAAGGAAATATGTGATTATATTGATAAAAATAAGAATTTACCTTCTCAAATTGATAAGAATGATTCTATAAAAAAATTAGGTTATTGGGTATCACACCAGAAAATAAATTATGCAAAAAAAGAAAATATTATGAAAAATCAAGAAATTCGTGAATTATGGGAAGAATTTCAAGAAAAATATTCAGAATATTAAGATACTTGTTCCCCCCGCATGCAGATCTCTATTAAATTTTTTTCGTTCATCTTACAAATTTCGCGTTTATACCTCACCGATTTCAATATATATTCATGGTAAATTGAATTATCCATTTTCAAAACACTTTCAAATATTTCTGTCAAATTTTCTTTATATAATATGGAACAAAATTCCAATTCATAAATTTTCGCCAATTTTTCATCAATAATCAATGGTATATTTAAATTTATTGCTAAGGGGATTGCCCCTGTCAATCGTTGCCAATAAAACCAGCCATCCCGTTTCCCAATCGGTAATATAAATTTTATATTTTTAAGTCTATCAATCAAATCATTTGTGTTTAATCCAAAAAAAGCCTTTATCTTTTTGCTTTTCACTAGAAATGGATACTTCTTGGATATCCATATCCAATCCCATTTACGCATCAAAAATTGAATTTCATAGTTTTCATTCGGAAATTTTTCAATAACCGCTTTGACAAGATCTAAATTACGGTCCAATATTTTTCCATTTTTCAATGTTCTAATTCCACCAATAATTCCAAATATAATTGGTTGATTTTTACCTGATACATAATGAATTTGCTTATAATTTCTGTAAATTGGCAAAATGTAAGTTTGCATATTATCTAATTTTATAACAGGACTAACAACAATGTTTTTATACATATATTCTTTCATATGGGCTACCTGATGTTGAACATAAATTGATTTATCAGCGTATTCCTTCGACTTAAAGCACTCAGGAATATAATTTTCGTCTGAACTACTCGTCCAAATAAAATAATCAAATTGGTCTTTATCATTAATAAGCTGATGTGGCAATTTTATGTCAAATTTCTTCTGAAAAAGATCCATGTAATATGGTAAAAAACTGTATTCATCTGCTTGAAGATTATAATAAATTGTTAAATCCCAATTATTATGTAAAATTATTTCTAAAAATGTCCCAAATATTTCTGTGTGTTTTTTCGTTAATTGGATTAATGCAAAATGAACCATAATTTTTAAAATGATTTTTTATTATAAATTTTACAAATTGGTTGAGGAATTGATTTAACAATTTTAAAAGATCATTTTGGTCAGATACTGCATGTAAAGTTTCACATTTATGGATTCCTCAAGTTCCAAGAGCTTTTTAGCAGTCTTGAAGCACTCGTTCGCTTCTTCTTTTTGTTTAAAAGACAGATGTATCATTCCTTCGCACATATGATGAAAGAAACTACAAGGCTTTCCATCTTGCTTTCTTTTGCGTATGATTTGCCTGATGTTTGATGGTGTAGGGTAAGGTGTCATAAAAGCTGAATTTGCAAATCCAGATTCTAACCTTACAATCATCATCATTCCATGAATAAGCATATGATCCGCTTTGCTCCAATTACGAAGCAAACCATTCAAAGAGTTATACTCCTCTGTAAAGCCATCACTTGCAACCATAATGCCTATCCAACACACCTGAAGAAGAATCCAAATGTCTTTTGACAGATGATACTTTCCTATCAGATAATCGCGTGCAATCACTTGCATCTCATATGCTGGCATCATACTACATATATTTGTCGAAGCCTTCAAATATTGCATCGGAAGTCTGAGAGATTTGAATAATTCCAAAATGATGTGATGTGTGATGAAACGGTAATTTTTGCAAATACCAAGCTTCTGAGTCAAAAGAAAAGAGATTCCAAACGATCTCAAAAAAGGAGGAAGATTCCATCTAAAAAATTCTTCTTTTCCGACAAATTGCAAATAAAAAACTAAGATTTCTGTAGTTTTTTGCCTATCAAAATGTCGAGGGCGTAGTTCCCTAGATAAATCCATCATTCTCAGCAGAAGAGACATTTTACACAATTCTAGTATATTCATATAATATCAAAAATTTTTACTATCAATTTTTTATTTACATAAATAAAACTTAAAAACCAAATTCACAATATAATCCTGTTCTTCCTTGGTAATCTCAGCATAACATGGCAAATTAAATATTGTGTCACATGTCGTCTCTGTAACTGGTAAATCCCCCAGTTTATATCCTAAATTTTCAAAACATTTCTGCGTGTGTAGCGGTGTTGGATAAAAAATGGCAACATTCACATTAGATAACTTCATATATTCAACTAAACTATCTCGTGTCGACTTGTTATTTATAATAATAGAATACTGAGCCCAAGCGCTCCTATTTCCATCTACAACCCTAGGAGTCTGTATAAATCCTTTTTCCACGAGTGGCTCCAATGTTTCGGTATAATAAGCTGCGCATCGATTTCTTTTTTCAATTGTTTCTTCGAAATACTTGAATTTTTCCAGCAAAATCGCAGCTTGGAGAGTATCTAAGCGTCCGTTGAGTCCAATATATTCGTGTTTGAACCTCTCTAGCCCACCATGTGATTTAATTGCCCGTATTTTTTTAGCCAAAGCTTCATCATTTGTAAAACAAGCACCTCCATCTCCATAGCACCCAAGAGGTTTAGAAGGAAAAAAGCTAGTAGTTCCAATAGTTGATAAATTCCCACTAAAATTGTCACCCTGTTTTGCGCCGAAACTTTGGGCAGCATCTTCAATTACTGGGATTCTATGTTTTGCAGCAATCTCATTGATTTCTTGCATATTGGGAATTTGTCCATAAAGGCTAACTGCAATAATTGCCCTGGTTCTGGGTGTAATTGCCGCCTCAATTTTAGATGGGTCAATATTAAATGTGACTGGATCAATATCAATAAATACAGGTTTAGCATTAATAATTGAAATACATTCCGCTGATGAAATCCATGTGTGTGCCACTGTAATTACTTCATCATCAATTCCGACTCCTAAAGCTAATAAAGCAATTTTAAGTGCATCTGTACCATTTGACACAGATATGCAATATTTTGCCCCAGTGTATAAAGCTAATTTGGTTTCTAGCTCCTTAATTTCGGGTCCATTAATAAAAATTCCGTGATTCAAAACAGTTTGAATGGCTTGGTCAATATTTGTCTTGTTAGAGGTATATTCTCTTTTTGGGTCATACATTTGGATTGGATATTCCAGCATTATAATAAATTAATTATATTTTATTATTTAGAATGGTACATATCGCCGTTATTGGTGGAGGATATTGGGGCAAAAATCTTA